ATGGTATAACTTTTTCAGGGACGACAACAACTATTGATAATAGTCTAATTGTAAATAAGGGATTAACATCAAAAGTTATGATATTTAATGATACAGGTACTAATTTTGACAGCAGTATTACCAGTACTGGTGAGTTTGGACAAGATGCTTATTTTGATAAGTTTGCTTCAAGCGGTTCTCAACATATAGTTGGAAATGATTTTGGTTCTATGACTGATGGTATTTTTACTTTTAGTTCTGCGGGAACATATAAAATAGAGGCACAATTAACAGCAGTTTGTAATTCAACAAATTATAGTAATCTTGATCGTCATTCGTTTGGATTATATATAAGTTTAAATAATGAAAATGCTAATAGAGTTCCTTTTAAAATGCTTGGTTTAGATCAAGCATATAGAAAAGGATCAATTGGTGTTTTTTATTTACGTGATGATACTGATGGTGTAGGAGGTTCAACATTTTTATCACAATATTTAGAGATAAATGCGGCTGATACAATTAGATTAAAAACACTAATAGATGATAGTGACGGCAACTCACAATTTGATAATTCTCTCGCAAATAATACTTTAAATTGTTCTGTATGCTTGACAATCACATTAATTAGTACTTCAGCAATAATAAGCTAATAATATACCTTAACTAATCTTTTCTCTCGGGGATACTTTAATCTAATCCATTTTTTAGGAATATTAACTTTAAAATATTTACCAACATACTTACTAATGTGGTGTGTTATATCTTGTGGTAATTTGTCTTTTAATAACCTGCAGAGAAGTTTATGAGTAGTAATTTTTTTAACATTATACATATATATATGAGGCGGTCAAAATATACAATACAATTTGAAAAATTATATGGAAATAAAATCCCTGATAGAAAACGAAGCACATTAGCAAAGTATTTTAAAATAAAAAAATCATTAATAGACGATGTGTTTAAACGTGGTGTGGGAGCGTTTCATACCGCAGGAGCAAGAGCAGGTGTAACATCTCCCGAGATGTGGGCAACTGCTAGAGTATATAAGTTTATATTGAATGTTGAAAAAAAAAGACAAAATAAACCATATCCAAGTGGTAGAGGAAGCGATATAGATTTAATATTAAAAGCTTGATTTGCCGACCTAAAAATAATTTATCGGCAAATAAATTATTAAAAAATCATATAATTAGCAGTTATATTATAAAAAAAAGTAATTATAACAATATAATAATTATTATATTGTTATAATTACTTAATTTTACTCAATTATATGATAATAACATAATTTTTCAAGTCCGCAGAAAGTTTCTCTGTATAATTTTTTAAAAGTAAAATTATTATTGTATAATAAATTGATATAAAAATATAATATTATCTATATATATATTATAATGGAACGAGAGCTTAAGAATATTACAAAAGATTTAGGAAAAAGCACGACCACATCTTATACCAATTCTTATAAGAGATTGAGAAAGTTATTAAATCTAACTGACAAACGAAAACCAATAAAAAATATTTCTGTAAATCAAGTTTTAGACGCAATTAATTCTGTTGAAAATGCTTCTACAAGACATTCGGTATTTGTAATTGCTACAAAAATATACAACTATAATGATAATAAAGAAATATTTGATGAAGTTAAAAATAAAATTAATGAAGATAAAAGACAAATACAAAAAACAAAAAATATTAATTTAAATAATTCTCTCCCATCATACAAAGAAATTAACGATGCTATTAAAAAAGAAGAAGATCCAAAAAAATACATTACCAGTTTTATTATGTTCAAAATTAATACACGCAATCAAGATATAGCACTTGCTGATTTACACGCAAATAAAAAGGATAGTTATGACCCTGAAAGAAATCATCTTATCGTTGATGGTAATAAAGTTTTATTTATTAGAAATAAATATAAGACGAGCAAAAAATATGGACAAAAGACAAATATTATTGCTGTTAAAAAGTTTGTTGAAAAAGTCAAAGAATTACTTGGAGATAAAGATGTAGTACCTCTTTTTATTAGAAAGAATGGAGAGAAAATAACACCAGCATCTATTGCTTCTTATTTGAAAAAACATATTGTATTAGGACTTAACGAAGGACAAATTATGAAAGCAGTTTTAAAATATGCTGACGAACAAGGTTCTTATGATATGCTGCGAAAAATATCAGCAAACAGGGGGACAACCATTCAAGTGCTTTTAAATGAGTATGATGTTTCAAATATCAAAGAACCGAGTGAAGTCATAAAACAAAATCAAGAAGTTAAACAGGAAGTTAAAATTGAAGGAAGTAAATAATTTAATTTGTGGTATTATTTTATAGTATGCCTATTCCAAGACGAATCGTTAGATCAACATCAGTAACCCCATTAGATATGGGTTTAATAAATCAACCCCCACCCCCACCACCACCTGTTAGTGCGGCTTCGAGTGGTGGTGGGGGTGGAGCTGTTGAAATTGAAAGTGAAGAAGGTAGTGAAGTTAGTGGTGGTGGAAGTGGTGGTGGTGGAAGTGGTGGAAGTGGTGGTAGTGGTGGTAGTGGTGGAAGTGGTGGTGGTGGTGGTGGTTTGAGCGTTGATGAACTCCTTAAAAAAATACGAATACTAAACACAGGACAGAGCTGGAGAATGACTGGTTTGAGCGAAGCAGAAATACAATTTCTTGAAGCTAATACAAGACGGGACTTGACTTATTTAAGAAATCCAAATATGGGTTTTACAGAATAGATAGATAGAAATAATTTAATATGTAGTATTATTTTATAGTATGGCTGACCAATCAAACCGCTCTCATCTTTTTTTTCAAGACGAACCACCACCCGACCAACCACAAGATGAAGACGACCCACCACCCGACCAACCACCCACCCGACCTCTCCGTCGTCGTCCCGAACCGATTAATACTTCACGTAGGGTTGTTTCGGGAAACCTACCATCACCACCACGCACACGTCCGCCACAGCTTCATACTCCAGCAAGGTTTGTTCCACCACCACCACCCCAACACCCACCACCACAACGACGTCGTTCAAGAGCGTTGCTGAACCTCCCTCCTCCTGATGGACAACCTCCTCCTGACCAACCACAAAACCCTCCTGATGGTGCTGGTGGGGGAAACCCTCCTCCCGACCAACCACCTAATTTTGTAGATTAGATATTCCTTCTTTTATCATCAGTTAAATGATAAGTATTAAAATAATATTTTTTATTATTTGGGATTTCTATACAATCAAATAAAGATTTACAAGTTTTATATTTTTTTGTTTTAAATACTAAATCATTATAGTTTAAAATTGGTATTCTTTTTAAAATCTCTTGTTTGGTTGGAAACAAACCACAATATCCTATGCGATTTCGTTCGTAATCACTATACATTATTATAATAAATAGTTTATTCATATATATATATATAATAAACTATTTTTTTAAAGAGCAATTGTTTGACGGGATATATCAATACCGACCTGTCCTGCAAGATCATAAAGTTCTTGTTGATTTAATCCTGAATAATTCCTTACTCCTGCTCTTTTCATTTCTATTTTTATTTCTTTCATAGATTTATTTGCTCTACGTTCTCTTCTCTGTGAAGATGTAGCACGTGGAGCAAAATCAAACCTAACGGAACGGGTTGTAGGTTCGTCTTCACTTTCAGGAAAATCACTTACATCTGTTGGTGAAGTTAATGGTGAAGTTATTGGTGAAGGTGGTTGTGTTCCTGATTGAGAAGGTTCAAAATCACTATCGGGATCGTGTGCAGATATGGGAGTTTCTGTACTAACCTCACTTTCTAATCCTTTTAATGTTATATCAGTTCCAGTTATATTGTCATCACCAACATTTATAGTAGCACGTGGAAATGCTACATTTTGTTTAAAAGCAGTTTGTGCTTCTTGTCTGTATGCTGTTAAATCTCCACGCAATCTGTTTATTTCTGCTTTACTAACTGCTGTATAATTTCTTAAAGCATTTTGTATTTTTAAACCATTATCAAACTTTGTTCTAGGAAGCGGACTGGGAAATGGTGGATAATATAATGGTATTTGATATGGTTGGGGATTACGAGCAACTTCTAAAGCAGATTTAGGTTTAAATACTGACTTCTTCTTCTTTCTTTTTCTCTTTTTTTTCGGTTTTAAGTCCCCCAATATTATTTTTACAACTTGTTTGACATTTTGTCTTTGATTCATCATCTATATATGTTGTATTAGAAAAATTATCAGTTAATGTCACACTTTTAGGATTGATGCGGAGTGGCGGGATACGAGCGTCTTCCAATTTTTTATTTTCGCATTCATAAAGCATTTGAATAACACTATCATCAAAACCACTAAACTTTTTTTCAAACTCACAAAGTGGTATAAACTTTGGATCTAACTTATCCATATCTACAATAGGATCATCTTCTTGAAAATGCTGAAATTGTGATACAAATAAATCTATTTCTTGTTTAGTCCAATCTTTACCATCAACATACATCTTTTCATCACAACAATCGGTAATTTGTTTGTTAAGATTGTCAAAATCTTGCTGTGTTTTAGGTAATTTTTTTATATCTTCCATATATATAATGGGGAGAAAAAAAACTATTGTTAGAAAACCGATTGAAAAATTGAGTGAAAAAGAAGCTGTTATGGTAATTGAAGATAGTAGTTCGAGCGAAGAAGAAGAGTTTAATATACCTGCTCCAGTTCCACCACCACCTAAATTAAAAAAAGCAAGAACACCAGCACAGATTGCGGCAACCGAAAAATTAAAGGAAGCAAATAGAAAAAGAAGAGAAGCAAAAAAATCTGCTGAAGCAAAAAAATCTGCTTCTGTACCGACACCAGTTCCAGTCGTTGCAGAAACAGATCCTGATGATAAACCGCTTACTATGAAACAATACAAAGAAATAATGGCTGCTCAAAATAAACCTACTGAACCGAAACCAAAGAGAAAATATGTAAGAAAACAAAAACCAGTAGAAACTAAACCACCTGTTCAACAGCAAGTAGCACCTACACCAGTTCAAAATCAACCACAACAAATGTTATTTGTATAGATGTTTTTTCTCTCTTTAATTTAAATACAAATGAAAATCCAAGAAATAGAAAATAAAGAACTACAAGTTAATCGAGTTGATATGTCTTGTGATAAATGTATCAAAGATAATAAAGGTAAAAAAATTATAGAACCACTAATGGCTACAAGTCATTTTTATATAATTAGTGGTGCTTCAGGATCAGGAAAAACTAATTTATTGATTAATTTACTAAAATCTAATAAACAAACAAAAGACAAAAAAACTAAATTATCTTATCGTAAAATGTTTGATAAAGTGATTTTTGTTTCGCCATCTGCTCATACCATTAAAGATAGTCCTTTGGAAAAAATTGCCGATGATCAAAAGTTTTTAGAGCTTAACGAAGAAGTATTTGATTTAGTAGATAATATTAGCGACGAAGCAGTTGAGGATAATGTTCATAATCTTTTGATACTAGATGATGTTTCATCTCAATTAAGAGGTGCAAACGAAAAACCTTTAAATCAAATAATTAAAAATCGTCGTCATAAAAATCTATCAATATGGGTAGTTGGACATAAAGTGACTGATTTGTCACCCGCTCTTCGTTCAAATGCTTCTATGTTGTTTTTATTTAAACCAAAAACTAACAAAGAAATCGCTGCTATTCAAGAAGAATATATGTTAATGCCTAAAAAACAAGCAGATGAAATTATGAATGCGGCATATAAAACTCGTTATGATTTTTTACTAATAGATACATCTTTAAGAAAGAATGCTGATTTTGAGTTTTTTAGAAACTTTAATAAATTGATATTTACAGAAGAAGACAAAAATAAAAATGATAATTAATATTTATCTTCAAATATACTATAATGACTAACATTTTTAGAAACATAAGTGACGCAATTAAACGAGCGGATAAAGCGGGGCATTTAGCTCGTCGGGCGAAACGACAAGCAGACAAAGCACATAAAGCGGCGAAAAAAGGACAAAAAAAAAGAGAAGCAAAGTTTGCCGATAGAGCATTCAAAAGTACAAAACAATCTGTTAAACAGGGTATGAGGGCAAAACACGCTGCGACAAGGGCAGTAGGACAGGCTGGAAGAATAGGAAGGTCGGTCGCAACTGGTAATGTTGGAGGTGCTGTCAGGGGGTTTGTAGAATAAAAAAATAATATTTATTTACATATATGGAAAACCTTGAATTACAATTGCAAAATAATATCGTTATGTTCTCAAGACCTACCTACCCATTTTTAATGGAAATGGCGGAGTATTGTGCTTGGAATAAAGGCGAATATTTATTTGAGCAAGATAATAAGATAAGATCAATACTTGAAGCAATCAAATTACGGAAAGATTTTCAAAAAGAATATTTACAAATAAGATTAAGAAACACTTTATGTAATTTTTGGATTACTGATATTGCTGGTAATATTTTATAAAATAATTTATATTACAATAAATTATTTTATGACTTAAAAATAATCTGTATGTATATATATATATGAGTTGCTTTAGTGAGGAATACGATCTACGCAGAGTTGTTTATGCATATGAAAATATTGACATCTTTTATGATAAAGAAAGTCAAGATGATAATAAAAAACAAACAAAGAAGTTTTTAGAAAAAATAATAGTTAATAAAGGAGTTTTAATTATTCAATATAAATACGCAAAATACACAAATTATGGACGCAAATATTCTTATGGTATTCAAGGCGTTCCAAAAAAAATAAGAAACTTTTTATTAGCAGGTAGTAATGTTAGAGATTATGATTTAAAATCGGCACACCCTACAATCCTATATTATTTGTGTAAAAAACATAACATAAATACTGATAAACAATTGCTAAAAAATTATGTATTAAATAAAGATAAAGTTATTCAAAAAGAGTTTCAAGAAGAATTATATAATGATCCAAATTATGATGTAAAAAAATTAATATTAACTGCTACAAATAGTGATGACTTTTTAAAAAATAAAAATAGTTGGTTATTGGAATATCAGGAAGAAATGAAGTTTATAAAAGAAGAATTAATGAAGATAAAAGATTACAAAAAAATATTACAGGATACAGAAAAGATAAAACAAGATAAAAATAATATGAATAGCAGTTTTGTAAATCGTGTTTTATGTATGGTTGAAAGTAAGATTATCGATAAGTTTGCGGTATTTTCAAATAAAAAAACGTTTGCTTTGATGTTT